AATTAACTGTAGATTTATTTGCGGTATATGAAACTGTTCCTGATCCAGTTAAAGATTCATCAAAAAGATTATTTTTTGACATTACATTTGTACTATCAAAAATAGTAAATGGATTAGAAACTCTTAGTCTTCCAAACGCATCATAAGCATTTGATCCATTTCCACCGCCAATAACTGTTGGTTCTACATTAACATTATTACAACTCATATTACCTCGAAATATACCAAGAAAGTCTTTCGACTTCCTGTTTTAATTCTTCTTGAAAGCTTGTATTTAATTGATCTTGAACTGTACGAATAGCTTGAGCTATCTGTCTTTGGTTTTCTTGTCTATATTCAGGAGTAGGTTCAGGGATACCTGCATTAATCTTAGCCATGATTAATAACCACTATGTAATCCACCAGGGCCTGCTGTGTGTCTTGCAGATCTAGCTGATGAAGTTGATGTTGTAGATGAAGATCTATCAGGTCCACCTCCTCTGTAAATATCTTGTGCTGTAGGTTGCATGTTTAAAATATTAACTGGAACTGTAGTAATATCTCCTTGCGTATCTCTTCTGTAATCTCTTTCAGCAGCTTTCTGCGCTCTTTTAGCAGCTAAATAATCTGACATAGTTGCAGATTTTGCAAATAAAGTAGATCTTGCTCTAGTATTTAAATCTTGTAACACATTTAGAGGGTTTGTATCAAAAGGTGCTAAAGTTGCTAAACCAACATAAGGGTTTACAATACTTTTTAATATATTTCCTTTTAAACCATCTAATCCTATTTTTTTAAGTGCATAATTTTTAGCTCTATCTAATGCTATATTTTTAGCTATATCTCCCAATGGAGGTAAATTAATACCACCTGTATCTGTTAAATTTTGATTTACCATCGGTTGGTCTACAGTTGAGAAAGAAGGTACATAACCCTCAAATCCAGGTTGTGCTTGTATCGCAGCTATGCCAGTTGGATCTTGTGCCATAGCAACATTATTAGCATAATCCCTTAAAAATATTTCGTCCATTATCCTCTCATTCCATCAGGTTGTACATCTGCTCTAAAGGTACCAAATCTCCAGTTTTGATCTGTTGAGGTGTTTGCTATTTTTAAACTAGCGAACCTAGACCTAGCACGGGTATCTATCTTATCAGTTGAGCTATTTACTGTAAAGGGTCCAAGAGGTGAAGAAGCTGCTCCATCTGCTGGATAGTCTCTTAAATTTATGGTTATTTGTGCATCACCCGTAATTAATTTAAAATCAGGCACAAATCTTCTCATACTTATAAAAACTTCTCCTTCTGCTAAAGTAAAATCTCCAGATTGAATGAATGCAGGAATGGCTGTTTTAGCTCCTGTTGAATCTACTTCATTATTACCAACCTCATGAGCATAATATATAGACGATCCATTAATATTAGTTACACCTTGAATGGTTGGGAATGTTGGAGTACCTGTTGTATTAAATTTAGTTGCGTATGGATTATCGTACAAGGTTGCGTCTGCCCAAGAAGTTCTGTCCATAGAACCCGTAGTCCAAACATTTTCTTCATAGTTATAAGATACTACTCTATCCACTTTCTCTGATCCTGATTTAGGGTAGAACCAATTGATTTCACTGTATAAATGATTTAAACCTGCATAAACAACCTCTCCAGAATTATAATTAATACCTAGGTTATTACCTTTGTTAGTAAATACAAAATCTTCTACTAAACAAGGGAGAGCTTTTACAGTACCATCGTATACGAAGAAACCACCTGCTTGACCCATCCACCATACAGCTCCGTTAACATATTTAATTGCATGTTGGCCAATAGCCCCACAGTTACTACCTACTTGTCTAATAGAAAAAGTAAAGGGTGTTCCTACAAATTGCATTACATATGCAGAGGTATCGGTAAGAATTAAAATATAATCTTTAGCTTTTGCTGCACCCACTATTTTAACACCAGAGTCTAACCTAAATGTTCCTGCAGTATTAATTGATGTTGGTGTGTAATCTGAAATATCTTCTTGATCAGAAAATCTGATAAACATTGGATCTTGATTTATTGGATTACCAATAATAGTTTCGGTGCCAAGAATAATTAAATGTCTGTCTCTTTCAGAGACAATCGACATAACGGATTTTGTCGGAGCACCACTAACAACAGTTGCTCTAGTAGTTAGTGCATTTGGATCTGTATGAATCGGATCCCATTCGAATGTTTTACCATTTTTAACAGTAGCTATTAATTTTTCTCCAAAGTGATCCAATGACCAAGATCCAGGATCTAATAAAACAGAAGAAGTTGTTGAGGCAGAACCCCAAGTTCCTCTTGACCAAGAGCCCGTTCCCCAACCATATCCATAGGTTTGTGATAATGGACCTACGGTTATGTAGGGATTAATTGTTGCTGAACCACTCGCAGAAGTTGTTGCAGTTGCAGCAGCAGCCATTGTAATTGTAAAGGTATCTACATTAGGTGCAGTCACTACTTGAAAAGTGTTTGTTTCAAAATCAGCAGCTACGTAACCAGCACCTGAAGGGGGTGTTACAGAAGTAAAAGTAAATAGATCTCCTGCATCTAAACCATGTGATGCTTTGTTTACGGTGACCGTTGCTGATGTATCTGTAGTATCGAATGTTGCACCTGTAAGTGCTGTATCAAGAGGAGTGATATCGTAAAACGCACCCTCGTAATATATAAATAAACCTTTGTTTGTTCCTAAAGCAGCATATTTTCTACCATCTAAATCTGCCCATACTAATTGTTCTCTTACAGCTCCAACTAAAGTAGAATCAGTTATCTGTTCCCACCCACCAATTTTTTCTGGTAAGCCATATCTAAATCTTACAAAATCACCATCTGTCCACTGCCCTTCGGCTCCAGTTTCTGTGACTTGTTTGTTAAATCCTGGTCTTATCTGTACGTTTGTTAAAGGCATACGGTATTATACCTTATATTGATTAACAATTAAATATCTTACTATTTAGGTTCTTTTCCTTCAATAATGTCTTCAACAAAAGTTTGAGTTTGTTTAAGTTCTTCTTTAAAATTTGAATTAAATTGTGCTACCATCATCACTAAATTATTACCAAAATGCCTTAATGTTACTGCATCAAAGTGTAATTTTTTATGTTTTTTTATTATTTCTATTTCTTGATCAGAGAAATTTATATCACATGAACCATCTTTGTCGCTTTGTCTAAAATTCATTTTTGTATCCCATAAAATAATCTTTGATCCTTAGCAAAGGATTTATTTACTCCATTAGCATCAACATAGTGTAAAAAACATTGTGCATGCCAATCCCCTTGAAACATATCTCGCCAATGTTCAAGTTCACAACCTAAATATATTATAGCGTCACCAGGATTTAATTCAATAGAAGTACCTTCCATATAAATAGGCCAAGAAGTTCCATCACTTGCAATATAAACTGTCACACTAATCTCACAAGATTTTCTATCTATATGTTTTTTTAATTCCGCTAAATTTGTGTACATTCTCCAAAAAGAATAGGTCGGTAGTAATTTTTTACCACTTTCTTCTTCAATTTGTTTTTGCTTGCTTAACATTAAAGATTCCATTGTGGGATCTCCATAAAAATAAGTATCTCCTGTATCACTTTGTAATGTATCAAAACTATCTAGATTAGTTTGATGTTTTATTAAACAATAATTTTTTAATAAAGAAATTTCTTCTTTTGTTAAAAAATTAACAATTTTTTTATATTTAAAATCTTTTCCTATAATGCCCATGATACTATCGAATATCTCGTTCCTTTTTCTACTGGTGTTACGCAATGAGGATATAAAAAATTGCTTGGCCATATAATCATTCTGTTTGAAATTTTATCTATTTTTGAACTATATTCTTTATCAGGTGTTTGAAATAATAAGTCACCTCCTTCATAATCATCATTTATAAAAAATATACAACTTAAAGTTCTTGAAATTTTTGATCCATGATCAACATGAAAAACATAATGACCTCCTTTAGTATATTTTAAAATTTGAATATCATTAATTTGTACCTTTCCCACTGTTTGTATTTGATCGCAATATTTTTTTATATATTCAGAAAAAACACTCATTATAAAGTTGGTCCAATGAATTGTAGTTAAATTTTCTTCGTCAATATTTTTTAAAGTCCAAATTCTTGCATTTCTTATTTTTGTATCCACTATTTGTTTTTCTTTCCCAACTATCGCAGCTTCATGGAATTCTTTTCTATTTTCACAAACCATACGTAGTTTATTAACAATGTCTTTAGGAAGCACATTATCAAATATTCTTATATAATAATTTATATTTTTTGAATCAGTTTTTACTTCCATGATTTTTTAAACCAATATCTTTTTTTGTAATTATCCATCCAATGTCTAAAATAATAAAACGAATCCTCTTTAAATTTTTTAATGTCTCTATTTTCTATTTTCATTTTCCATTTCTCTCTTTTAAATGGTATAACTTGTACATAGGGAGTTCCTATTTTAATAGTTGAGTTTAAAACAGGGTATTTATCACCGTTTACTACAAAAGGAAAATTAATTTCTCTTTTAAAAGAATCTGTATCTACAATTCCTGGTATGATTGAAAATCTATCATCTGTATTATTTAAAGGTGGAACAAAAAGTGTAGAATAACCAGGAGGTGTTTTTATAACCCATGGATTTAAAATTTTATGAAATTTAAGTTTTTTATTTTTTTCAACATGAGGACTACCTTCTAATTGTTGATATACATGACTTTCTTCTCTTCCTTCCCAGTTTAAATTTAAACCAGGACTAATTTCAGGATCCCATCTTACACCTGTCATTGCTCCTGTTCTTTGTTCATTTTCAATCTCAATATTATGAGTTATATGATAATCAACAGGCATTTTTAGTAAATAACCACAAGTCAGTGTATCTAAAAAAGGTATACAACCTTTTACAGTTTTTTTTCTTGTTGAATGTTCTAAATTTTTAAACCATTCAGGAATATTAGTTTTTGAAAGAACAGGTAAAAGATCTTGATTATTTTTAATATAATCTTCTCTACAAATAAATTTTATTACATTCTCTAACACAAGAATGATATAACAATACTTATGGGATCTGTAAAGGGTTTAAAAAAGGAATAGAATTATTATTACAATATTCTTCCCATGTACAATTTGTTGGATAAGTAATGGTAGATGTATCTAAAGTAGATAAATAATTATAATAAGATTCAACTTCAGAGTATTTAATATGGTCACTGTTTGCGTCTAAAAATGACTTACATGTTGTTTTAACTCCATCTAAATAACTATCTAAAGAAGTTCGATCTTGAAATCCTGTATTGACAAAAGGCTCTCCATTTAAAGAACTTTCACTTTTTAAAGTTACTACTGCTGAAGTTCCATTTATTGTAACTCTAGCAATATTTAATTTTAAATTGTTAAAATCAGAATCTGAAATTGTAATAACATTAAATTTATCTAAATCACAATTTAAATTATTTTTATCTGAATCATTAGCAGCTATTTTATGAATCTCATTATTTATACTAACTATATATGCCATATATATCTCCTATGAATTATCCCAAATTGCAATAGCACCTGAACTGCCTGGTTGTCCGGGTTGGTTAATGTTAGAGCTACCTCCTGCACCTCCACTAGCTAAATTAGGGCCAAATAAATAACTTATTTGCTGAGTTCTTGTTGCTCCTGGTGCACTTCCTGAACTGCCTGGAGAACCTGGAGTAGTCCATGCTCCCGATCCACCATTTCCACCGTTTACTGTAAATAAAGAACCTATATTTGTAGCACCTCCTGGGTTTCCAGGGTCGGATGGGTTATTATTATAAAAACCTGCACCACCGTTACCTCCAGCACCTATAGAATAGGATAGAGGAGTTCCTCCAGTCAGATTACCTGTGTAAAATCCATATCCACCAGTGCCACCATTACCACCTGGAATGTCATTTCTACGGCCTGCACCGCCTCCGCCTCCTGCCCAAACATAAGCATAGTATTCACTTGCATCAGCAGGAACTGTGTAAGTTCCAGAAGCAGGTCCTTTTTGTTCTAATTTAGGTGTAAAACCACCACCTGCAGCACCAGATGATGCGGCAGTAATTCTTCCATCAGCATCCACAGTGATTGTTGCAACAGTATATTCTTGAGCTGTAACTCCAGTTGCAATCAATTGATTTGATCCAACTGAATCAGCAGCAAGTTTAGATTGTGTAATTGTAGATTGAGCAATGTTATTTCCAGTAACAGCTGATGCTGCTAGTTTTGCAGTAGTAACATTTGATGCTAAAATTTTATCAGTAGTAACTGCGTTGCTTGCAAGTATAGGAGCCGTAACTGAAGCAGCTTCTAATTGAGCAGTACCTATAGTTCCACCTAAAGTGTTTAAAGAAATTTCTGTAAGATTAGTTCCATCTGAATAAGCTGCGAAAATTTTTGGACTTGCAGCTCCAGCAGTAGTTGGAGAGAAACCAGAACCAGAAGCAGTTTTAATTGTAAGATTGTTTGCATCAGTTATAGCACTACAATCAAAAATATAAAATTTTTCAATTCCATCTGGAATAGTTACAGTAGTTGCACCAGTTAAAGTGATAGTTGCAAATTTAATAATCATGTTACGTGCATTCGATAATGCAGCGTTTGACATTACTAAAGCAGTTGTAGCTGAATCAGTAATTGTTATTGACTCATAACCTGCAATTGCTTGTTGAATTAAATTTAAGTTTGTATTTGTTTTATCTCCCCATGTACCAGCGTTTTCGCCAGTTACCATTAGTTCGAGTTTTAGATCTGTAGAATAACTAGATGTCATAAAAAATTTCTCCTAAATAATTATAATTTTACCTTTGTTAAGCAGCCAGGTCAACCTCTGTCCAAACATTATTTACACCTAGGTCTATCTCTTGCCAAGCTGTTACCTTAGCTTGACCTACTGAAATAGTAGCAGAAATACCTGTTGGTTGAACTATTGCATTACCTGTAACTGTAACTGAACCTATAGATGAAGTCAATTCTATACCAGAAACCCCTATAATCTGACCTGGTATTTCTGCTGGTTCCCCTAATGCTAAAGTTAACTGTTGTCCAGTAACTGGTTCATTAGTAGACTGTACTAAAGTGAAGTTTCCTAAGGTCATTGTAGCCTGTATCCCAGTTACTGGAACATCTTGTCTTGTGCCACCGACTACTTGACCTACATTACTTGTTAGTTCAATACCTATTACATTTACTGTAGCTGTACCCGTAACATCTGCTACTGATCCTGCAGTAGCATCTAACTGATCTTCAGAAGCTAATACAAATATATCCTGGTCAATTTGAATTGAGAACGAAGGATTTGCATATGTGATTTGTAATGCATCTGGTGCAGTTACAGTTACATCTACATCTGTTATTGGAGTCTCATCTCCTAAAGATGCAGTTAATTGTATTCCAGTGCCATCAGTAGGTATTACAGAATAGTTAACACCCCAACCTAAGTTTCCAAAAGTATCTCTACCCCAACCAGCACCAATTAAATATGTTGGATCAACTGTTAGTTGACCTGCAGAAGTTGTAGCTTGAGAGCCTATTACATTAACACCAATACCAACTACTTCTTCACCAATGTATGTTTGAAGTTGTTGACCATTTACTTGTTGATCTATTGAAGTACCACCAGTGGCACCAGAGTTAGTTGCTGTTAATTGTATTCCAGTAACATTAATGTTAGCATTAGCTGTTATTGTTACGGATCCTACAGAGTATGTAGCTTGAATTCCTGTTGGATTTGCAAATGCTCCAGATAAATCACCCCAGGTGTTTTCTCCCCATGTGTCACCGCCCCAACCTACTTGTAATTCAGCTGTTGCTGTGACTGAACCAATGGATGTAGTAGAACTAATACCTGATAAGGTTGTACTTGCGTTACCTTGTAACCCAAATTCACCTATACCAAATGCTAGATCTCCCCATCCATTAGCCATATCATTTTAGTTCCTTATTACTTTATTACGCAATTCTTAAAATCGCAGCAGAAGTTGTGAATGCAGGGAACTGGATTGTAAATGTTCCAGATGTTGCAGTCTTGTCTGCTCCAAAATCTAAAACAGCAACTGCTTCAGTAGTACCAGTACCACCGTCAGTAGTTGTGTTGTAAATCAAAGCACCTCTAGCTGTTAATGTAACTCCAGTGAAAGATAGATCTGCGAAACTAGTAATAGAAACGCCCGATGAAACTTTAACACCTTGGTTAACTAAAGCTTTTCCACCTGCAGAGTATCCTGCTGGTGAAGTTACTTCGCCAGATGATGAATAGTTAGTAGTCGATGCTCCTAATGTAGCAGTAGAAACATACATTGCTAATTTGAATGTATCTCCACCTGCACTATCAAAATCATGCTCACCACCCATCAATTGCTTTTTAAATGAATTGCAAATTGCATTAGTTGTTATTGCCATAATTATTCTCCTTATTTTAATAATGTGTTTGGCGATGGTGAAGGAATCTGTATTCTAGGTACCCCATCATCGTATTCTGCACGTCTTCTTCTCCCCATTTGCTGTAGGGCAAAATTCTGTACTTCTTCATTATACTTATCATTGTATAGCTTGTACATATCCATAGGACCTTTTAAATATCTAAAAGCCTCAGCTAAGACACCGTGTAATAACATAGATTCTTGATATGTAGATAAGAACGTATTATTAGAAGATGTAAACTGTGGTGGATCTTTAATAAAGTTTATTTGAATAGTGTATGCAGAATCTGGTGTAGGTGCTACAATTAAATTAAAATCGTCCCAATTAGCCCAATATTTAGGAAGACCTGTAGCAGCATTGTTATTGTATTCAGATATAAAACTTGTATCTCTTTTCTCTAAATAAGTTCTTGTAGACCCATTAATTACTTGTACCGATCTCATAATCATACAATCTGCAGGTAAACTTACAGCTCTATTACCTGAAGTAAAAGATGAAGTAGAATATTTTCTTAAATCATCATAATCAACTTTACCGGCAACGTCTAATTCAACATTTCTAATAAAGTTTTGAATAATAGTATCTGTTAAAACATTACTACTTACTTCTGTATAATTTCTTACTTCTGTTAAAAAATCTGCATATGCTATAGACATTATGAAATCTCCACTGTTACTGAATTTATATTCATTAATAATTCTCTTCTTCTATTCTGCAAAGATGGATCTGCAGGAACCATTACAGTTTGTCCTTGAGTTATATAAGCAAAGTCACCAGGTAATGTTAAATTAGCAACACCCACCATTGTACCACCTGAATCCGCATTTACACCATCAATATCTGTTGGTTGTTGAAATTTTTGAGCTCTACTATTTTGTAGTGCTATTGCATCTGCAACAATTCTTTTTCTTCTAATTTGAGGATGCTTAGGTTCAAACTCTGAATAATGAACTAATGAACCATTCCACTCTTTTACCATTTCAGTATATGGAAATGCCATACCTGATCTATCAGATATAGATAAAGACCTTTTACCTGTTGCCCATTTAGCCATAATTATATTCCATTAGGATAAAAAGATTGTGGAGTTATAAATGTAGATGCTCTTTGACCATCTTCATCTAGTGCTCTTTTCAATTCATCTTCGTATATTAATTTATTTTGTTGTACTAAAGCAGGTGCTTTCTTCATTGCTAAATAATAAGCAAGTCCTGCGCACATGCAGGGTAAAAATCTATAAACAACATCTGGATCATTAGTATATGCTCCAGCGTCTTCTATTCTTTTAATTACATAAAACTTTAAGGTTGTATAAGTATTCAAATCTGGTGCTTGGTATAAATAAATTATTGGAGTATTTTGTCTATCTACATAATATTGTGATGGTTGTCCTGTAGCTAATTTATTAGGTAAAGCTGCGTAAGCTGATCTATCAATTTTAGTTAAGGATACATCTTGAGTATTAATGTTATTACCTGCAGCAGCAGTAGATGATACATAAGCTTCTAATACATCACTGACATCCGTGTCTACAGTGTAGTTTGCTTGACCTGAAACTAAAGCTATTTCATTAAGTTCTGTTTTCCATAAATGGATTCCTCTATTACCCCATTCTGCAAATAATAAATCTAAACTTCTTCTAGCTGATCTTAAATCATAACCAGAGTTAGTGGTTAGACCACATCTTTCATAACCCTCATCTATAACTTCATCAATTTTTAAATCAAAATTAGTAGTTCCTGATGTTGCCATTATGCTTTCCTTTTCTTATCAACGCCCTTTATCTTACCCTTGTTTTTAGTAGCGTAAAAAATCTTTTCTCCTTTTTTAGTACCATATTCTTTTTTCATAGCACTCATGATTTTTTTACCCTTTTTTGTCAACGGCATTTAAGTTTCTCCTTTTGGCGGTTATACAACTTTTTTGATTGTACCACTTTTTGATTAAACTTTGAAGACCTTAGGTTTTTAGCTATTTGATTTCTTTTTTTTGTGGGCACTGTCTTTCATTAGCTTCCCGTTAGGCATGTAATGATAACCTTTAGGAGCTTTTTTCTTCCTTGCTCCTGTTAATTGGCCCTCAACTTGTTTGGTCATCTGACCTCTAGATATTGCCATTATACTAAATCCACTGCCTTTCCTATTATTGGTTTATATTTAGTTTTACCATCTTCTTTAAAAGCTCTCAAGAATTGTTTTCTACCTTTTTCACTAACATAGCTGCAATGTACCCACCCACTGTTAGGTTCTCCTGGAACATAAAACTCTAAAATCATTTGATCAAAATCAAGGTTCTTATAAATCCAATCGGAAACTTCAGCATTATCTTTTCCTGGGCATTCAAAATCACAAGCCTCCGCTTTACAATGTTGGCTAGTAATTGAGCTACCTATTTTAAGACACAGGTCTGGGGTACGAAATCCACTGGTCACGGTCACTGGACCGAAATGATCACGTACTGGCTGTAAAATATTTTCACACAGTAATTTTAATTTTTCAATCTGATTAGCATTAGGATTATTATCTATATCTAATCGAACAGCTATATCCGATTTAATTAATTCTTGTAAAGAAAAGTTACGTGTTAATTGCATTAATTTACTCCATCAAGCCAGTTTTTAAAATTCCAAAGTTTCCATTGAGCCCAATCGTCCTTTATATGTATAGATCTTTCAATATCATCTGAACTCATTTTTTTCGCAATTTCAATATATTCCGTAGTAGATTTATTTTGGTTATTTTCCCATAAATTTTTTGCATAATCCCAAAAAGGTGTATCATAAGCTGATCCATTTGCATAATGCCATAAAATAAAATTTTGAACTTTGTAAACATAGTCTTTAATTGCACGTATTGTTTCTTCTTTTGAAACTCCTTCGAATATATGTCCAAAATAATATTGAGATGTTCTAATATATCCAGCCATTGCAGTTGCTTCTAAAGGTTCTAAAAAAAATAATTTATTACCATTCAAGAAAACTCGGTCATCAATAATTGGTTCTTTTGCTAAATATTGTTCAAAGGGAAATACTTTATTTATTTTTTCTAAATCAAACATCTTTTTAAAATCATTTTCAGCATCTTCAACAGAACATAAATCTTTATTAAACAAATAACCAATAGAAGTTTTTTCAGGTAAAGGTATATAAAAACACCACCCGTTTTTATGTGCAATTGATCTTGTCCATAAAACATCATTTTCTTTTTTAGGTAAATTAGCTAATAACGCACAATTTAGAGGATTTATTAATTTATCATAATTTTCTAATGATTTAGATTTTCCTCTACAATCAATAATATAATCTGAATCTATTGAATCAAGATTTTCTATATTTTCATCTTTCACTTGAAAATTTATTTTTAAATTTTCACAAACAAAATTTGCAAAATCTATAGGTTCAAAATGTAATGCATATGAACCTAATGGAAATGGTGCAAACCATTCTTTATGTTTTTTACCAAAATTTTCATACATAATCCCTGTCTTTATAGTACAAGGAAAATTTCTAACTATATCAGCACAAAATGTTTGGAATAACTGTTGGCTAAAATCTAAAGTTGTTCCTTGTCCTGTAGGAACAGTAAGAATGTTTGAATCATATATTAATTCAATTTCAACTTTTTCTCTAAGTAATTTTCTAAAATGACCAAAATGCATTGCAGAAATACAACCTGCATTGCCTCTGCCTATAATTGTTATTTTCATTTTTTATTTTGATTTTATAATTTTTTTAATCGATTTTGATCCGTCAATATTATTTTCTAATTCTGCTTCTACTTTTCCACACATATACTGAACATTAACATTTATATCACGTTCTGCAAGCCTTTTACCTTTTAAACAATCAGACATAGATTGTTGTATTCTGTGTTCTTTTAACTCTCCTGCAATAAACATACACAGAGCAACGACACTGCTAATAACCGTTTCCATTAGCAAACTCCCGTTGTTTGTCTTTTAATTTTTCTATATCTTTTTGAGCTTTATCTAGTTGCTTTATTAAAAATTCTATATTGACTTTGTTAGTCATGTTCATTTCTTGGGTCTGTTGCATTTTTTCTACTTGTTTGTATAGATCTTCGATAAGCATGAACTGCTCAGAATCAGCGGGCAAAGAACCCATTAAACCTCTTGGCCATTTAATTCTAAACTCTGTGTTATCTTCAACATCTGCTTCCATTAATTGTATTCGAGTATGATGTTGATTTTGTGTTTCAATTAAACCAAAATAAGCCCAAGTACCAACTGCAACCAACGTAATTAAACTAGCGACCGTCTTCATAGGCATTTGCACTGATGCCTCTTCTGATATTGTTAATGGTTTTTTCATTGAGGCCCCCCACAATAAGCCAACCACAGCATTCCAATAATTAACCAACCAGTAAAATAATAGTTCATCCTATCACTCTCCTTTATTGGCATGATAAGCAATCTCCTTCATCACTCATAATCTCATGCTCACATTTTTCACAGCCACATAACTCCATTAAAGGAGAATAATGTTCTGCTTTAACTTTATCTGCTTCACAGTGACAATCATGGTCACAGTGTTTACATGTATTACCGTTCATTACTTTTTTCTTTTAAACCATTTCCAAATTTTGTCGAAAAAATTATCAACCGCTTCTAAAAACTTCATAAAATATTTATCAAACATTGTTTTCCCTCCCACTGCTATGATTGTTGTTAAAAATAACACTGCAAGTATAACATACAGAGCTATTGTTAGAATAGACCAGTAAATTTTTTCTAGCACTTCCATCTTCTTCTAGCCTGTCTTAGTCTAGAATTAGGGTCTTTTGCTGCTTTTGGAAACATCTTCATTTGTCCAGCACTTCTAGCACAAAATGATTTTCTTCTTGCTGCTCTTTTT